CCGTCGCCATGGAACGCGTTATACTCAAGCATGGCGTTAAATAGCGCCAAATCCCCATTTTGCAGATCTTTAATTGCTTGATCTCGTATAGCTTTTTCGTTTTCAAGTTGCTCGTCAATGTTATCAATCTCTGCGTTTAGATTGTTCTCTTGCATTTCAAGCTGCTTATCTAACATGTCTTGTGTCATCTCGAGAGCATGCTCTTTTTCGAAATCGGCAAGTTCCTTTTCTGCTTCTTTCAGCTCTTCTTGCAATTCAAGCTTGCGGCGTTGTGCGCTAACAGAATCATCGTTTTCAAGCATTGCAAGCTCTGCCCTGATATCAGAAACAGCTTTCTGCTTCTCTGTTTGGTCTTCAAGATACTTTTCTTCATCGTAGACATCTTTTAACATGTCTTTTTGCTTACTATAGAAATCTTGCAGTGTGTTGACACGCTCATTGAGTTTTTCTTTCTCATCCTCAAGTTCTTGCTTGAGCATATCCATACGATACTCAATCAGATCTTCGTAGGATTCTTTTGCATCCTCTGTAATCTCATCGTTTATAGATTTGATTTCATCTTTGTAGTCAACAAGCTTGTCTTTTAGTTCTTGAACGTAGTCGTCGTTGTCATCAAGACCTGACTCATAAGCTTTTTCCAATTCCGCTTCTACGGCCTCTATAATCAACTGGTAATTGTTTATAATAGTAGATGCATCTTTTTCATCAGCAACAAGCATGGAAATGAAATGTTCTTTGTCTCCAAGCATATCTTTAAATAGGTCTTGACGGCCTTTGTAGACTTCTTCTTCATATTTCCAGTACTCTTCGGAACCTTCTTCGAAGGCATCTTTGTAAGCACTCTCTAACCAGTCGAGATACTCTGCTGTTTCTTCTTGATCCATCGATAGGAAGTGTTGATGCTCTTTATATGCTTCTTCGAAGTTTTTCTTTGCTTGTTCAGACCCTGGAGCGCCGGCACCATTTCCGGTTAAATCCGTTGCGCCTCCTTCTGATTTTTGATTATGAGGAGTAGGGAGAGGAGGCGGTATGACGCCTAGAGAGCCATAACCAGACTCTCGCTTATACGCTTGGTCTTCATCTTTAGACGAATTCTGTATTGCGGCAGCAGAATTATTATCACCAGCAGGCTTTACTTCAATGTTGACAATAGTCGGTAAACCGTGGGCTTCTGCATATTCTTTTGCAGCATCTAATTGGTCAGCTATTGAACCTTTGCCAAATGTGCCTCCAGCAAAAGCTTGCCCTTGATGAGTTTTGCTTGACATACCAAGGATGCGTTCAGTGTCGATATGGTTAAACACAATGTCTCCCTTTTTAAGGTTGACAAACTCAGCACCTTTATCGCCAACAGTATAGTATCGATTCCCGCTTACCACTATTTCTCTGCCAAGCTCTCCGACCAAGGTTCTACCGCCACGAGCATTAAGTGTACCTCTCGCAGAAGCTGAATTAGAAGAACCTCCATCGCTTGATGAGCTGCCAGAACCATTATTTACTAAAGCTGTTACATTAAATGTCTTGTCGTCTATAGAGAAATTTTGAATGTCCTGAAGTCTACTATAAACAACATATAGCATATTACTTGCTGCGGCAGCACCAAGATCACCGATTGCCATTGCAGCAACTGCTGTGATTTTAGCGGCAATATTGTCCAAATCCCCAGCGACAGCTGTTAGTTGAGCTTGAACGTCTGCTGTTTGAATATCTAACCCAAGGCCTGATAGGAACTCTTCTGTGAAGCCAATGCTTTCCAGATCTATTCCGAGCTCAAGCCCTTCGCTTAATAAAGCTTCAATCTCTTCTTTAATAGGAGTGATGTCATAGCTGCTTGCACCTTTATCATTTAGCTTTTTGAGTTTATTAGTTGCCTCCGTTACTCTTGCAACATAATCATCTAATGTAGTGGAATCTATTTCTGGCGCAATCTTAGGATTATCTGCAATAGCTTTCTTATATCTTTCAACTTCTTCTTGAATTTTTCGTAGCTGTTCTTCAAGAATTACATTATTAAAATCGTCTTCATCCCAACTAAAGTCAAAGTGATATTCTTCGAGTTCACCGAAAATAGCCTTTGCCATAGTTGGTGTGATTTCCATGATATTACAAATCTCATCTATCGTCATGCTTGCGTCCTTAAGCCACGCGTCATTCCATGTGGCTCGTCCGCCTGTAGAGGACTCCATGAGACCCTTGTTTATCATGTCATTTATAAAGTTTTTTGCACCAGAACTATCGTCAGTAATATAGCGATTCAGCTTCTTCATGTAATCCTGAACTTGCTTAGGGCTAGGGTCTTCCAAAGTGACAAGCATTTTGACAGCAGTCTGATATTTTAGAGTACCGGTTTTACCAGTTTTTAAAGCATCATTAATTTGACTCGCAGCGGTCTTCATTTCGTCGTACATATCACCAGTCTCTGGTGCGTCTTGAGCGGCTTTCCATTTAGAATATGCGCTATTCATGTTTAGTAACTCAGCGCGTAGCAAGCTATATTGTTGAATAGTCTTTTGTATTTCTACTTGGCTATTCTTAAGAGTTTCTAACTGACTCTTTTCATCATCCGACAAAGATTTATATCTAGCATTAAGTTTTGCTATCTCTTTTGCGTTCGCTTCATACTGTGCTGATTCCTTTATGATTTGCCCTTCTATATCTAACGCCTCGGTCAGCATTTTAGCTTCTAGCATAGCATTTGCTGCATCAGCATTTATACGCATTACACCGTTCTCGTACTCAAGACAAGTAGCATAATCTTCGGTTTCAGCAACTAAAGCTTTATAAGTTTCCAGCGTAAGAGTTCCTGCGCCGCCCTGCTCCTTTAATGCATTTGTAAGAGCTGATTGCTCTGTCTTAAACGCTGACAGAGAGTCAACGTAGCTGTCAAAAGTTCTAGAAGCCTCTATGAGGGAGCTTTCTTGATCTCCAGAAGCCCCGTCGTCGCCTGTGATCGCCGCCCAGAAATCTTTGAGCTCCTTATACCCATCTCCAAATTCTGTTGTATATCTTTCGGCTTGAGCTACAGCTCCATCTATGCTTTTTAACAATACGTCTGCGTTTGCGTCTTTATCGTCTAGAAACCACTCGTTTTCTAGCTCATGAACCTCTTTACGGAATGCTTTTAATTTTTCTGCGGCTTCCGCTGGATCTCCTTTAAATGAGAACTCAATTTCTCCGCCAAGATTCTTTGAGAAAGATATCCCGTGAGCTTCTGCAATGCTTTGCATTTCACTTACGAAATCTTTATCTATACCAAACGAATATGCGCTTGCGGAAAAAGTCCTTTGTCCTTCAATGCCTCTTTCATATTTTTTCGCTACATATTTGTTTTCGGATAAATAAAACTCGGCACGTTTTTTTATTAAATTATCAAGCGCCTCGGCGGCTTCATCAGAGCTTAACTTTAAGAGGTTTAATCCTTTTGCGTCTTCTCCATATGTGGAGATCAGATCGTCTTGTATTTCTAGCAAGCGTTCTTCTGCGTCCGCACGATCTTCTGTCGAAGAGCTATTATCCTCAAGTGTTTTCTTTAAGTCAGAAATTTCTGATTTATATTTCTTTATAGATTTAGACTCATCTTCAAACTTTCCATGATCGCTATGGAAGTTAGTATCAAGTTGCTCTTCAAGTTTTAGATAAGCACCAAATAGAGCAGAAACCGTTGCGGCAACGGCGACGAGGCCTAAGAGTGCCATTTTCGTCTTGCCAACTTTGGAAATCAGTACATCGAAGAAATTTACGCCGTTATCTGTTGCTTCGACAAAAATACTATAGATTCCATTTATACCGCCTTGAACTGCTTCACCAAACTTGCTGAATTTTTCTTGCTGCTTGTCAGATAAAATTAGAGTCTTATCAAATAATCCACCTAATAGATTTGCCGCCTTTAAACCCAGAATTGACTTTATTGCGGTTTCTAAACCTACTGTTTCATCCACAAATTTAACCACTGAGTTTGCAGCCTCTAAAAAAGCGGTTCCGATATCAATAATATCTTTGACTAAATCACTATTGATTGCAGTCTCTGACAGAGCCTGAAATGCCGCTTTGAACTGAGATATATGACCTTGAATTGACTCAAGGTATTTTTCGTTTTCTGCTATTGCAGAACCAGAGGAACTCATCGAAGTTTTGAGGACTTCTTCTGCAAGAGAAAAGTTCTCGAGCAAGGCAGATACAATATTTGCGTTGCGTTTGCCTCCTATCATTTCCAGAATGTTCGCTTGAGATACGTCAGTTAAGCTATCCCAAACTTCTGAGAGTTCTTTTAAAATTTGATATGTACTTTTAAAATTTTTATCATCGGCCATCAGATCAACACGATTACCGGTTAAAGCCAAAATTTCTTCTCTAAGCTCGGAAGTGCTATCAGCCATACCTTCGACCGACTCTCCAGCCTCAATTGCCTCTGTCTTAGCGGCTCTGAGGTACATTGCCTTGTGTTAACTCATATTTTCATATGAGAGCAGACCATATCTTCATCCACTTGGGACGCCCACCACTTCGGGATGTAACCCTACTCCTTCTCAGGATGGTCGTTGAACCTTCCTCTGTTCGAGGCTTGGCTGCTGATTTTCCGTTATAACAGCACTTAGGATTTAACCATATGCCATCCATTAGCTTTTTTCTGCTTTCGCCGCATTCACGCTTGAGCGTTTCATCTCTACGTTGTAGCGCTAATGGCTTTGGGAATTTCCAGCAATTCAGTGGGTTGTTTTTCACGCACATTGCTGTACGCGCGTACCGCAGACTTTCGTCTGATACTGTTTTTAGTGTTGTCAATCTGTTACTTTCCCGGCAACCCGGTACTGACCACAAAAGTGGCGGATAGTCATTTCTGGCTATCTCTCACATTTCATTTTTAGGTTATCGTGTGAGTTCAGACTGTATCTTCACCCGAGACGGGGGATAGCGGAACTCATTATGTTACCATAATGAGTATTACAGTCGTTACGGATTTATTGTAGTACATACCGCGAGCAAAATGGTTAGGACATTAGCACGCGATTTTCTCTAATTCTTGTTTTGGTATAATGATATTTTTATTTAATGTCAAAATGTTGTGCTCTAAACTATAATTAAACGAATGATAATTTTCTAAAATACCGTTATTACTTATATAAAGCTTAATCAGCTTTTTGCATAGCTCTGGGCGTTTAATTATGTCAGTTTCCCATAAATATAGAATGTCAATATTATAATAATTCTTAATGTATGTTTTTTTAGCTATATCTAGAAATGATATGCCGTTGCTTATCGTTAATCTTTTCTACATATTTTAATGGACTACTATGCCAATAGTCCCCCATAACTTCAATGATTAAATTTTGATCAATAAGATAATTGTCAACAGAGTAATAATCGTATGTTTTTTCATTGATATATGGTATATTCATTTCTTCCAAAAATTCGTTGACTAATACCTGCGGACGAGTCTGGGCCGTAACTTTGTTAGTTTTCATTAGCGAAGCAGCTCTTATTCTTGACTCGTTTCTCCAATCATCAGATTGAGACCAGACATTCGCATACCACGCTTGCCTACATTCTTGTGAGCAAAAATGATGCCTGCCGCTTTCGTATATATATTGTCCTACTAAAAACTCCTTTTTACACGTTTCACAGACGACATATCCACCTTTGAAACGTGAGTTCTTAAATCCTGTATTGCCCTGTTGCCAAATGTGTTGGCACTCATTTGAGCAAAAACGTTTTGTTGACTTCTTTGATAAATACATTTCGGAACCACACACTTCGCAAGGCCTATATTCAAAAGCAAGCTCTCTTCTTTTTATTGCCTGGCATTTGTTTGAGCAAAAATGATGAGATTTATTCTCATACTGATATTTCGTTTTATATATCATTTTTCCGCATGTTTCACATGGTATGCTTACACCTGTTTTATTAATCGTTTCACCTTCTCATTAAATAATAAAACCCGTGGCCATCCTAACTACCACGGGAGCGTACTACAATATCTTTCCTCGGTCTGAGCTGCCTCCAGCCTTTAACCGATATAGCTATCTACTTCCAGCGTGTTACCACGCTGTTGGGCGCAAGTCCACCCACAGATTCAGGGTTCTGAACTACCGTATTAGCGGCTGTTACCAATGCCACAGTCTGATCCAAAGTGTTGCCGGCGGCATTCATTGCCGCTGCAGATCTCTGCAATGCCTCACCCAGACCACCAGACGTAATGGCGAAATTGTTTGAAACCTCATTGAATTTATCAACGATGCTCATTGCATTATTAGCTTCAACCCCAAAAGCTTGCATTGTCGAAATAATACTAGACGACGCGACGTCAATTGAGTCAATATCATCTGCTACGTTTTTGTATACAATTGCGGTATCCGCAAGATTAGATGCTTCGTCAATATCATAGCCAAGTCTTGCAAAGGACGCACTTGCATTAACCACATCAGTTAACGTAGCACCAACTTCTTTTGCTCGAGTTGCGGCGTTATCTAAGAACTTATCGTACGTAGCGTCTGTTTCGTTGGTAACCTTTTTTAATTCGGTCATCGCAGTATCAACTTCGATTGCGGTTGTTACCATTTTCTTGAGCGCAGTATAAATCTGCATTATGACCTGTGAAACAGACAGCCATGTGGTAAACTTTCCTGCCAAACTGCCAAGTCTACCCCCCCAAGATTTTGTTGCTTTATCTGCGTCCTTAATCTCTCTCGTTGCTCCGCTAACGGTATCGTCAATGAGTTTTATCTCCGACATCATGTCGGACTCTAAATTTGAGTTTATTACGCCGTTCTTTTTACCAACATCAAACGATTCTATTCTTTTTCTTACTTCAATATATTTATTTAATGCTTTTGTAAGTTCGTCGTAATATCCGGCAGTCTTATCGGAATTTGCTGCCGCAGACCAGTTTTGGAGATTCTTCCTTAGTCTTTCAATTTTTTTGTCCAGTTGGTCAAGAGCTTTTGTTTTAAACGTGGCGCTAACCTTATTTCCTACAGAACTAACGCTTGCTGCTGTTTGTTTTGCTGTATCACCAACCTTTTTCACAGCATTGGCTGCCTTATCTGCATCAGCAGTAATATTACCAAGCCCATCTATCTTCAAAGAAACCGGCTTGCCGGTCCCAGTAGTAACACTGTTAACAATTCTTGTAAGTTGTGTCTTAAACGTATTTAGTGAATTTGGGTCGATTTGCACCCCGACTTTTATCTTTGGAGCGCTTGCTTCGACTTTTTTTATTGCCGCACTTAAATCACCGGCTAAATTTTCGTCTAACGCAGCATTATGCTTTAAACCAAAAGAAAGCAAAATATCTGCCATTGTCTCACCATCCTTTTATGTGGTGTAAACAGATCATGCTCACGCATGGACTGTAAAACAGAAAAAAGCCACGACATAGTCGTGGCAGGGAAAGTAAATATAAAGACACCCCTTGCTTCCGCAAGGGGTTATGTTTAAAATATTTCGATATGCTCTACATCAGACAGTCTGACAGTGTATATTACATTTGGCTTATCCAAAAAAGATGGCTCGCTCTCTAGTGGTTTGTTGGTTGTCTTGTCGAACTTACCAAAAGCAGATACTGCCAACCATGACTCGTTTTCGTCAATGTTTTTGAAATGTCCTATAATATAATAATCAGACCCATTCAAATAAATTTTCAAATTCGATCCGTTGGTTAAATCCAGCACATCTCTCCAAATGCTGTCACTTATCGTCTTTTTAAATAACTTGGTTGTAATCTTCGAAAATATTTTGGAAGAAAAGATGACAGAAAGAATGGAGGATAGAAGTGTACCTATTATAATAGATAAGAAAGAGTTGTAGATTGCCAGATCTGGAACATTTCCTACTATTGTTATTTTTAATCGAGCAAACGCTACAATTGAAAGATAAATATAGCTTAGAACGCACGAAAGAATAACTATATTGGAATTAGATGTTTTCCTCGGGCCGAATGTATTAAAAATATAAATAGACCAATATCCCGAAATGAAGTACTGTAATAGATTAGGGATATTATCTATTGCTGATATGATAGTATCGATAATTAATCCTCCTTCTTGGATGTACTATCTGCCTGATTGCCCGATTTACTTCCAGTCATTTCAGGTATGTTGAAAGGTTTTACACTACCGGGCTGAAGCGAAAAATTGCATTCTCGGTCGGACTTAATTTTGTCTTGATTTTTAGATGGAACTTTAGTTTTAGTAGAAACCATTACATCACCCTCTGTACAATTATTAGTACAATTGTACATCAAACACGTCAAATTAACAACCGGTTTACAAATATATTTTAAATGCATAGCTTTTAGCAAATAGATAAACACTTATCCTTCATATATTCCATCTAGTTCAACGTATGTATTGTAAGAAGCCGCATATTTAGTGTTAAACTCATTAACAGCTTGCTGCATAAAGTTTAAAGCTTCTCGAGATGGTTTCGCAAAAACGTATCGATCACCCCAGAGACCAAAAACATGAGATATTGCTTCTGATCTGCCTGCATCTTTTGGATAACCATTATTAAATAGTGCAATAATATTTGTTACTCCACCGTATCTCTCGGGTTGTAATGAAGGTCTTCCGAGATCGCCGCCAAACGAAAGCTCTATCATCCATGTTGTTCCTCCGACATGTTTCGGGTTAGAAGCTGTTAGTGTTGAAATATCGGCCAAAACAGATGGTGCTACTTCGCCAGATGCTGCTGCCTGTTTAACAAACCTAACTAACTCCTGAGCGGCTTTTTTCATTTGCTTTTTATTAACAACAAAACTACCTGCATCAGTAGTATCTACATTCTGGTTGACATATTTGACAAGCGTCTTATCCATTTTTTTCTTGCCTTTATCAGAGTTTGCATAGGCAAGAATCTTCTTTTCTACGGACGCCATATTAATGCTAGCCATTATTCAGCACTATCCTTAACATAAGATAAGATTGCTTTATTCATTACATCCTCATCGCCGAATGTGTTTGCTAATCTTTCGAGAACGGACATATCCAAACCATTCATTGCGGTTTCCATGTTCGCTTGCATTTGCTCGAATGCATGAGCGACTTCGTTTAATTGTTTTTCAATGGCATCAGTATTAGCATCTACAATTGCTTTCAACTTATCATTGATGGATTCAACCAGTTCGAAATACTGGTTGGTGTTAACATGCTCAAGAATTGCTTCAACCAGCCCTGAGTTAATCAGAATATAATATTTGTGCTCGAGATTATCAGGCAATTTTACATTGGAGTACATCTCAACGACATTCATACGAATTGCGAAGTCTTTTAGTTCGGGCATGTAACCGCCATTATCGGGGTTAGTGCAAGTCTTCACAACATCATTGCAAAACTGAAGCATGTCGGCTAAAGATAGGGACTTGGTGACTGTGATATCAATGCCCTTCCACTCTACATTCTTTGTTAGTTCAAAGTATTCCTTCATAATCTTATCTACCTGAGAAATAGAAACCTTTTTAGCATTCTTGCTCATTATGTAACTCTCCTTTAATTCATTTATTTTTCTTAAGTCTGTACTTAGTGCAAACGTTATTTACAATTTCATCCTGTATGCGACCTTCCTTTGCTTTTGAGAGAATGCTACAGTTATTTGAATAACGGCTGCATGTTTTACAGTTGGATTCAAACTGTTCATACTCTTGCTTGTTCTTAAAAATACCTACATACTCAACTGGATAAATCGTTAATTCAATTCGTGGATCCTTGGTATCGTATAGTATTTTGTTTACGCGCTCGCATACAACGTTATCGTCGACCCATATGAGCTGAGTGTCGGTTATTGCATCGATCATAATTTTCCAGTAATTATTTGGGTCTTTATCGATCCTCGGGAAATAGAAGTCAGCATCTACATAAAAGTGCTGTAGCTTGTTAAGCCCCAGATCCCACCCTTGTTTGGATACTTCTGAAGCTACATAGTTAGAAAACTTCTTTCTGTACTCTGACGCTTCTTGTGTTTTATAAGAGTAGGCAAGAGCCTTCCCGTTCTTAATAACACTTCTATAAGAAAGATAGTGATTTACGGAAGGTGGGATAGGGGAGACCAGTACTAACTTCTCCATCGATTCACCTCGCGAAAAAATAGTTCAAGGGCGGCATATGCCGCCCTTATTTACAGGAGCTCAATTTCAATATCGTCGTCTTCTTCGTTGATTGGATCATCGTCCTCAACATCATCTTCTATATCTTCGTATGTGTCGCAATATTCAACTTGCTCTTCAACTCCTGCTCTATTTCTAAGGACTGCAGCGAGGTATTTCTCGCCGCAGTCTGGAGAGCACGCTACTTCTTGCCAACGAAATACTCCGTCAACACGTCTTGCAGTAGCACACACCTCATATTCCTTACCACATACGCGACAAGTTTTTATAAACGTAGCCATTAAGCAGCTACATCAGCAGCGTTAACGCCAAAAACAGTGTAAGTCCACAGTTCGCCGTTTGCGCTGCAAGCACCAGGCAGACATTCAGCTTCGAAGTTATGCATAGTCTGACCGTCGCCCATTTCCTGAGAGAATTCGCCAGAGAAGTCGACCTTAGGCATGACATACTGAACGTGATATACATTAGAGCACTTATCTTCGCCCATCGCATCGACGATCATCATGCACTTAGCGGAGAACTTGTCGTTCATATTCTTCAGCACAGAACCTTCTACGTAACGATTGTAGTGAACAACAATTTCAGCGCCGTCTGCTACATCGCCAGAATCGAACTTCAGACCCTTAGTCGCAGGGTCATAAGTAAACTTACCAGAACCAACGGAAGCGTCCTGAGTTAGAACATTAGTAATAACACCGGTAGCGGAGTCTTTTACATGAACTTCCTTGATTTCGTTGCCAGTAGTGCCAATAGCAGTCCAATTGGTAGTAGCGACGCTGCTCTTTACGAACAGGGATTCAGACCAAAGAACGGTAGTCTTACCATTTTCAAATTCGCCACCAGTCTGAACTGCCATCAGACCACCAGATACAACACCATTGGAACCACTTACGACAGCGGACTTATTCTTCTTCATAGTGGTCAGTTTACGTCCCTTCTTACCAACGATATCTTCCTTCTCTTCGGAGTTTGCGATGGTTACATTCTGCAGTTCATCTAGGTCGAACAGCCACTTTTCGCCAGATAGGTCGAATACGTGAATTTCTTCCACACTGGTGATCATGATATCATTAACATTTACCATGGTAGGATTCCTCCTTATAAAAGATAAAAGGAGAGCACACGCTCTCCGTCAAAATTATTTATGCACCAACCAGTTAAGATCTTCAGGCTTAAACTCTTTGGCGCTTATTGAGCCGGTGTAAATACCGACCATTCGATTATCATAATCGACTCGCTTGATTATCTGGTAAACACTCTCATTAAACTGATAAATAGAGATTTCGCGAACGCTCTGATAGTCATATTTAAACTCCTTGGTGTTTACCATCGCAACAATTAGAGGCTCGAGCTGTGACTCAAATTTTCTCGTTTTCTTACGTTTGTACTTCTTTTTTGCACGCTCGAGCATATATTTTTTAGCCTCTTCATTACCAGGCTTTCTTATATCCTTTTCCAGACGATGGAGCTTTCTTAATACACCTGTGATCTGGAGGTATGTTTTTCTGTCGATAACGATATCGTCATCTTCATTGATTAATGCTAGGTCTTCGTTTTTTACGTCGACGCCAAACTCAAATTTGGTCAAATCAAGATCTCCGAATATTAGACTCATATCTGTATTCTTCATTCCGTTAAGCATTGATAGGAATAGATGAAAGTCATCAACAGTACTAAAATCAATTCCAATCTCGTCTAATTGAACCATTAAATCTATAGGCATAGCAGTTAATCGATACACCATATCATAGTATCGATCTTCATCATCAATAATTTGACCTACTGTTGGCAAGTATATACTGATGGTGTTTTCCTTGTTAACAGGCCACTCGGTTGCATATAGCAAACTAGCCATCAAACGCCCTTCTTTCTATTAGACGGAGGTACTTTCTTTGTGCTAGAGATCTGATTGAAATCCTCTGCGTAAAAAGTCATGACTTTCCCTTGATAATCATCCAACGGAGCAAAGCGCTTAACTGAGTACAGGTCTAATGTTCCGAGTCCATAATGCCTGCTGCCATTTAATTTTTTTGCTATCTTAGCAACTAATTTGTCTACACGGACTCCACCTTCTGGAAGCTTTAGCAATGATTTGTGTGTGAATACCCACACGTAGATAACTGGCGCAAGCACTGACTTGCTCATAGATTTTTGTAAATCAACATCAAAACAAATATACGTCTCGCCGTACTCAATGGTTTCCGGTATATACTCATACGGAAACACGTTTTTATAAGCAAGAGAAGTAACATTATTAATAGAATCATTATCGATAAGTCGAACAATGCCATCATCTGTAAGCAGGTCTTTCATTAGCTGGTTTTTATAATCCGTATAAAACTCTTCAAAATCCACTACAGCCACACCTGCCTTCCTAAATCGTCTATATTTTCTTCTGGTGTAATCGTAATTTCTGAAGCCTCAATTTCTTGGCCATCTTCAGAAAAATGACTGTAGTAATCTGCAATACGAAGTTCTATGTTATCGTTATCCGTCGTATTCACTTCTTGCAGTACAAATTTGAACACACCTTTTCTGTTATAGACATTACTAAGTTTATATGGCTTAGTAAGTTCGTAAGCCAGCATCATACTACTGTCTTCATCATCAATCAGAAAACGATTGCTTCTATTAAACTTAGTTGTATGTTCATTCTTTGAGATAGTCATTACAATTCTCGAGTCGCCTCTTGTTGTAATAAAATCTCTATCAGAATAAGCGCCCGTAAGGTATTTCGTACCGTCCTCAATAACACACCATTGCTCATGGATAACTTTATCTTTGTCTATCCAACGTAACAGATAGTTGCATTGAATCATCTTGGCGCGAGTATACATTTCTGAAGCTGCATCTCTCTCTGTGACTAACCAATAGTTATCCATCCATTCTACAAGACCACCGTGAGGGATATCTTCGTTTGGTAAAGAGTAGATAAACTTCTCGTTAAGGTTGTCTGTGTTTATAATTGCAACATTTTGCGAAATATCGTCTATCCTTACATTAAAATAAGATGCGCTATCTCTTAGTTTTTTAGTTATGTATTTTTGAGTACGATCAACAATTACATCTCTATTAGATGACTTGGCGTTGATTCGTGTGCTATACATATCCCATACACTCATTAGCACACCTCCGAAGTTTGTTGATTGTCGGATTGTCGCGATGAAATAATATCATGACATCTTTGCTCCATTTTTTTGCATACACTGATAGCGCCGAATACTTCTCGCTTTATAAGCGCCTTATTTAGCTCAAATCCATAACAGGAATGCATATCTATCAGGTACTCAAGAACGGATAGTAAATAGATCAAATTTGCATCGGTTCCAAAATCAAGTAGTAGGTTCTGAAAACCAATTAGCTCGGATTGCAGATTTCGCATATACTCACAGAGAGTTACTTCGTTATCTTCATACATTGGGAGTATTTTGAAAAATTTGTTTATAAGAGAGTGAAAATAACTTTTAATAAACTCTACTCGTATTGGCTTACCTGCAGACGTATCTAACAATACAGTATTCATCATAAATGCAGATCTGTAAGATCTCCGTGATTATATGAATACTCCCTCATCATAGCGGTAAAATCTTTCTGTACTTTTTCATAAGCGTTGCTAATTCTTAACAGAAGTTCAGCAGGAGAGTAGGTTGAAAAATCTGCTGTATTGAGTACATTCTGCAAATTTTCTTGCCTATACACATACGGCTTCATCCACTGTACGAGCATACCTTCTGAGATAATATCGGCAATTTCATCAATAGCCTCGTAAGGAATACTTTCATCGAACTCGCGGATCAGGTCATCTCGACTTGATAGGTCGTATTCGCATAATCGATTAAATTGCGAACACGCCTTTTTCATATAGCCATCAACCATGTACATCGAGTCGTATTCTGGAAGCGAGATGAAGTCATACTCATTTACTTTGTTTAAAAATGATTCAGTAAAAACATCATAAGGAGTACCCATAGTCTACCTCCTTATTTTTCAATAAGCTCAATACCAAGAGCGTCCTCAAGCGCTGCAATTGACTTTCTAGAATCAATTTCACCTTCTGCAATCAGCTGCTTTGCTCTGTAGCTAACAGATTTCTTTTGGCCATCAGACAGCTTACTGATAATCTTAGTGATTTCAGGAGCAGGCTTCTTGAATAGGTCATCGAACTCATGTATTTTAAGCGCATTCTTGTAGTATGCGCCGACACCGAGATAATCAATTACCCACTCTTCGTCAAACATAAACCAATTATTAATGAACGCTTTCTTATAAGAATTCTTAGCGTTGCGCAACTCCTTCAATTCAATTTCTTGTTCATCGCCAAACTCAGGCCAAATGAATCGCTCACCGGTTCTAGGGCTCTTGTAAATCAGTCTTCCTTGGAAACCATTACGAACGATAACAGTCTGATTAGGATCAATTTCTTTTGCTTTGATTGGAGTGCTTTCCTCGGAAACAGGTTCGACTGCAGATAATTCGATATTTTCATCTTGAGGCTTTGTCTTCTTAGCTCTTGTTTTTGTAGTATTTTCAGTTGCCATATTAATTCCTTTCATTCAAAAAAGCGGAACCAGTTAAGGCTCCGCTTTACTTGGTATCAAATTAGTTGTTAACGATTTCGTAACGACCGATGCCGGAGTTGCCACCAGCCAGAATCAGACCCAGGCCGTACTTTTCTGCGTACAGGAAGGTCTGAGTAAGATCTGCATTCTGCATAGGATCACCCATCAGCATAATGGGGTCGCCTTCATAGATGCACTTAATGGGGCGATTATCGCCAGCGATAATGGTGATGACATCGTCGTCCATAACGAACTCGGTGGAACCTACCTTGTGGCGCTGAGGCACAACAGCAACAGGAGTGCCGTAGAACTTGCCCATGTAGCCCATGTTATACATATCGTTCTTGTAGCCGTCGCTGTCGATAGAGGGCTTCAGGTTACGCAGACCCTTCTTGGTGCCAACGATGGTAGCGGGCTTACCACCAGCAGCTGCTTCTACATGAGAAATCAGATCCAGCAGTTCGTCTTCATCATAAACGCCAGCTTCGGGGAAGTAGGTAGTGCCGCCCATCTGTTCAGCGGTTACGCCACTCCACAGAGTGTAAATTTCGTTCAGCAGGTGCTGACGGAAAGATTCAGAAACCTTGTTAATGAAGTGATTGAAGTCAACACGACCAGACAGAACACGGTTCAGTTCTTCATAGATTTTAACCATCTTCAGAGAGGTGGGGATGGAGACTTCAGAGCTTCCGCCCAGTCTCTGACGGCGTACGCCCTGAGTGCCATCTGCTACTTCAGCAACGACAAACAGATCATCGTCTTCAACTAGGAATAGGTTTTTGTCGCCTTCTGCAACATTGCGGAATTCGACCATAGCGTTAAAGAACTCATCACCCTGTAGGCCAGCTACTACGGTGCGAGACAGGATAGTCTCGATCAGAGCAAACAGACCTCTGCATTCGCCATCGCGAATCTTCTTAAAGTCCAGAGTAGTGCTACCACCATTAGCTTCTACCAGAGCCTGACGCAGTACTTCGTTGGACTGTTCGGTAGAATAGTTTTCTACCTTGCCGTGATAGTTATCCACGGCCAGCTTTACAATTGCATTCATATCAGCCATAGTAATTTCCCTCCGTTTTCAAAAATTCCATTAAGCCTTGGTGATCTCAATGGTGTAATAGGTGTAACGGCCAGCCTCTTCGATAGCTACACATTCGCCATAGCCAGTAGCAGAAGCATCCAGCTTACCTTCAGCACCAATGCCAACCTTACCGCCAACTACAGGAACAGCTTCATCTACAAAGCCTTCCTTGGTAATGGAGTACATATTGCGCTTACGGGGGATATAGCCGCGGATAGCCTTACCGGATTCGTTGATGTATTCATCCAGATTACGCTTGCGTTCGTCGTACATCACCTCGACACCAGCTACAACCGCGCAGCTTTCAATATCAGAAGATGCAGTTGCTGCCTTTGCCTTCATTACTTCACGCTGGCCTTCTTCGTAGCCAAACAGCTCAACAATAGTGCCGTTTTCTACTTCAGCCATTTCATCATTTGCGTCATAGAAACGCAGAGAAACCAGATCAGCAGCCTGAGTTTCGCCGCTCATCAGATCAGTGCGAATTACACAATAGCTCATAATAAATAAGCCTCCTTTTAATTTTTAAAATAAAAAGACCCGCTTCTTTGAGCGGGCACATGCTTGATAGCAAATATTAGTTTTGTAGCCACTTACAGATGGCTTACGGGGTATTTGGTAAACAGATCGCCATAGGGGCTAGACTCTTGGTTCTTTGCCTTGTCTACTACGAACTTAGGACTACGGGGTTCGGATGCCTTAGTAAACACTGCGCGCTTACCACGAATTGCAAAGCATTTTTCCTGCAGTGCGTCCATATCCATATCTTCGCAGTTTTCTTTCAGAACTTCAAATTCTTCGACACCTACTAAGTCTTCAAACTGAGCGAAGACTTCTTCACGTTCGGCGTCCTTTGCTGCCTTTACGGTGTCGGTCTTAAATTGACGGAGTTCGCCAAGTTCACTCTCCATTGAAACAACGGTGTCGGAGATAGCCTGATACTTTTCAGACCACTGGGTATCGTTTGCGGTTGCTCTATCGACAATGTTTACAAATACATCAGCAAAAGGAATAGCTTGTTCGCCTTCATCGAATTCAACTACTGCGAACTTCATACGCTTCTTGCTTTCAAAGTCGATTTCAACGCGGTCGCCATTCATTGCGAACTTAAAACCATACAGTTTCCAATCATCTTCTAGATCATGACAATACAGTTCCATCAGAGCGATGTCATAGTCGAACATACAATATCGTGGAGCTTCGCCCCAAGGACGCTCGACAGTCACTGCTCTCAGCGCACGATGAATTTCTTCGTCTATCTGGCCAGACAGAGCATACAACGCGGTGTACTGAGTGGGGTCATCTACTGCAGGCTCATTAGCCTTCATAGCTTCGAATTTTTCACGCAGCTCTTCGATAGTGATATCTTCTAAAGAAAAATCAAGATCATCAATGTTTAAGCCGTACTCTGCAACCAATGCAATTTTTTCGTCCAATACCTTCTCATCTCCTTTCTTCTGTAAGTTGAGTGGGTGTTTATTACCATCCTCGAGTGAGGGAGTGGTTAAGGTAAAAGTTTTTCTTAGTTCGCTCATCATTTCTGCCATTTGACTTTTAAACTCATCATAGGAGAATAAGCTGAGAGCTGCACTCTCAAAACATGGCTCATGGTCTTCTCCAAGCAGGCAAAATGCAGTGAACTCAAAATCATAAATAGTGTATACGCCGTCTATCATTTCACCATCTTTTATGGTAATCTCCATAGACTGTGCAACGATGCCGTCATTTTTTAGTTTCTCATACGCTTCTTGGCGCTTCCAAATTAAAACATCTGTGCATAGATACTCTTTTGTACTTCCATCATTCTCTTCAACGATATCCCAGAAATACTTGCTGCTTTCTGGAACAACACCAACTGGAACAGTGGCGTTGATTAACTTTAGATTTCCTTTACTATCTCGCACTACCTCTAAATCATGGCCACCAAGATCGTCAATTTCTCGATCGTAATTGCATACAATAGGGCAGTTATACATTGTCTGTATACACTTTTCGAATACTTCTTTTGAAATATGGCTACCATTTCTGTTCTTACCGGTATATGCAATTCGCAAAATACCCGTATCAAAAGATGAGTTTACTTCGCACAAGGAATTGAGACTAGAAGAGTATGTCATTCGAGCAACCTTTGGCATCGAAATCACCTCCTAACTAAAATGCCCGTACTGCAAGCAGTACGGGTCATGTCGTTTGTTATTTAAAATGTCAGCATATTAGAAAGCAAAATTGTATCACTTTCAAATACGGCCTCGCCAATCATAGCTTCGGGATCATTTATAAAAACATAAACATTATCTTTTTCATTACTTTTTAATAGTTTAAAGTTTCTTTTTAATAATCGATCTCTAGTAGCCTCATCAAAAACATATAAGAATTTTTCCATTATGCATCCTCTCGGTTTTGCTCACCGCTTTCGGTTAAATCTTTAGCGTCCTTCGTTGGAGCTCCTGGCTCTGCGGAGGCGCTCTGCGTAGAAGAGCTTTGTAAAGGAATAAAAGCGTCTTTAATTCCAAGGATTTCATTTTCAAGGAAATTCATAGAATCGAAGTCCTCTTGAGGAAGTCCCTGGGAAGCCGCATACGCGGATACCGTTGGCAGGCCATATTGTGCTGCTTTCAAGTACATATCGCCAACCTCGTCTCTGTTATACGGAGAGACGTCCAAGAAGGTAACTTTAAAGTTTTTACCAAAACTCAGAGACTGAATATAACGATTAACCATATCTTCAATACTTCTCACAATGCCAAATGTGATAGCTTGGTCGGCCTTAATAGACAGAAGCAGTGCATTTGCAGATGCTTTGTCATTATTGAATAGTAACGAGGAAACGCCGGCAGCTGTGAACACATTTTGTTCGGCTTCTGCTATTGTGTCTGTATTCGCAGTGTGAGACTTTTCAAAGCTAATCTTATTGATTGGCATAGGGGAAAGGACGGAACCAACTTCGTCAGGCAGTACTGCGTCTAGGTTTCTCCAGAACTCTTTCGCTTTTGGAAGATCCATTTGGAAGTTGCCTTCTTCATTCATCCCTAAATCCATGACAAGCATTGCATAGTTTTCCAAAGCTGTCTTGGATAGTTTTAGTTGTCGGTAGTCTTCTAAGTCATATATCTCTCGAAGCACGCCAGCGAACGGCGGTATAGCATAATCCCAAATATCTGAATTTGCTTTTATGGCAAAAGAGGTAGGGGAGTCGAGTGTGATCCATTTCTCTGTTCTATTGTTTCTGTACACATTGTACTTTTTTTGAAATTCTGGCGGATAATACTCTAACAAAGCTTGTCTTGAGTCAAAATAAGAAAAGTCGAATGTAACATTAGCAACATTACCTTCGATTTCTGAAATTGAACAGTAATCGCTTGGCAGTTGTTGAAAAATGATGTTCTCGTTAGTCACCCACATTGTTCCATAATATGTGTCTTCTCTCAGACATACTTTTAGAATTTTAGGGCCTTGAGATTTTAAATTCATGGACGACACAACATCAGATACCTTACGATAGTTACGTGTTAATGTTGATGCGTTAGCTTTCTTTGGATCAATTCTATGCGGAGAAATGATATATGACAGGTCGGAAAGCGCAGCAAAATAGTTTATAACTCGTCTAAAATGAGGGCTTGCGTTGTAAATATAAACAACTGCCTTACGAAGTTCCTTCTCATAACGATAAGGATCGGACAAGTATGTATTAATATTATCCTTTGTGTATAAAGAGAAGGTTGGTGTTGTTGTATTATTATTTAAATCTCGAGTAATCAGCTTGTTAAGGGTAGCAAACTTACTTGAGATTCCGATATAACCTTCAATCTCTGACTTCTTTGGTTCAGGTTTTACTTCCGGAACCTTCTTTCTTGTAGCCGTTTTCTTAGTACCAGCTTGGGACTGACTTTTTGCCACGGGTTCTATTCACCGCCTTTCCTTTAGTGTTAGGAGGTTTGATGATAAAAACATCTTCCTCTTTATTAGTATTTAGTTTTTTGTTAAGTTTTTGCTCTAGCTGCACAGACACATAGTAGTTATATGCTAAGCTTGAGTATCGGTCTTTGCGCATTCCAGAACGTTCATATAGTCGAACTCTACCATTTGCTTCTTCGTGTTGTAATTTCGTAAGTTCATTAATTAGAAGCGTTGTGTGAATATAAGGCATCATAAGTTCTTGTTTTGTTGATGGGCCTAAAGAGTCATACCCCTTCATTTCCTTTAAAAGAGCTTCGCCTTCGTATTCCGTTGTAAGTAATCTGATTCGACCGCTTCTGAAAGCTTCTCGTAATAAAAATGCACAGTCCGAATTGAACTGCGCGTTTGCTTTAATTGCCCATATTACTTTTTGCGCCCCAGGAACCGTACATCTTGCAGCCATCTCTGCATTATTGCAGCATGAGAGCGCAGGGTATAGCTCTCCGAATTCCCTGTCAGCTATATCTCTAATGAGACAGTCGTAAATACCGGCACCAACGCCTTGACAGTCAAGCACTATATAATCACACTCATACTCCTCGTATAAGCGACGGATCATTAAAGCCTGATCTTCTGTGTGCATACCCTCGACAGCATCAGTATAGATAATGTTTCTCATATATCGCCTTGCTTTTGTGGGTAGCATCTGGTTGATGAATATTGCAGTTGCGTCGTTATTATTTTTTCTGCTAGACATTAAAGCAATG